GATAAGCATGTAGTAAAAATGATTGTTGAGTATGCTCAACTCATGTCTACTGCTCATCGTGTGCTTGACGGCATTCCTTATACTGGTAAAACAAATAAGAATCGTAATATTAAACGCTGGCGACTTGACAAACCACGCGAAGATATTCTATACAAAGCATGTCATGTTAATCATCCATCGGCAAAGTGGGTAAGAGAATCAGTATCACATTACAGGTGGCTGTTTGATTTGTTTCAGCATTGTTGTGTAGAATATACACGACGCTATGGAAACTACCACAGCACTGAGAGTTTGGTTAGTTATCTTTGGGTGCCACCATTCAATATTAAAGATGCTGGTTGGGTTGACCCTCCTCCTGCAATGCCAGATAAATATAAAATACCTGGAGATAGCATCCAGTCATACCGCAACTATTATATTGGAGACAAAGTTGCGTTTGCAAAATGGAAGTCTCCTGCCACTACCCCACCATGGTTTATTGAAGATGCCAACTTACAGATTCAAAAATAATAATACAGGTGAAGAGTTTGAGAAGTGGATGTATATGGCTGAAAGGGAACCTTATCTAGCAGACAATCCTCATATCACTCAGATGCCTACGATACTTCATGCCGTATCTGAAGTAGGAAACTGGCAGAATAAAACATCAAGCGATTGGAAACATGTTATCAATCGTGCTGCTGATACCCCTGGTTCTAATATTAATCGTCTTTAATCATGCCTGTAAGAAATCGCAAGACTAAACAAGCTGTTCCAACTGGAATGAGCGTGAAGCAAATGAAACGCAAGAAACCTCTTAACGAAGAATACTTCGCTAAAGACATCGAACCTCTTACGGATTCACAACGTAAGATGTTTGAGGCATGGGAAAATGATAAGCATCTCTTTGCTTATGGTGCGGCTGGAACGGGCAAAACATTTGTGGCACTTTACCTTGCACTCAGAGATGTTCTCAATGAGAACACTCCCTACGAAAAAGTTTACATTGTTCGTTCACTTGTAGCGACACGCGAGATTGGTTTCCTTCCTGGCGACCATGAAGATAAGTCATCGCTCTATCAGATTCCTTATAAGAATATGGTAAAGTATATGTTTGAACTTCCTACTGATGATGAGTTCGAACTATTGTATGGCAATCTAAAGAACCAGGGAACCATCAGTTTCTGGTCAACATCATTCCTACGTGGAACTACAATGGATAATTGTATTATTATTGTAGATGAAATGCAGAATCTAAACTTCCATGAACTAGATTCTATCATTACTCGTGTGGGGCAAGATTGTAAGATCATGTTCTGTGGTGACGTTCAGCAAACCGACTTGGTTCGCACCAACGAACGCAATGGTATCCTTGACTTCCAACGTATCATTGCCACGATGGAAGAATTTTCATCCATTGAATTTGGTGTTCAAGATATTGTTCGTTCTGGTCTTGTTCGTTCTTATCTCATTAGTAAAATCAATCTAGGATTCTAAATGTTTTTTCATTCTTCGTCATTCAAACCTATTGAGTTGGAAGCTATCATGGTAGATGGTCGTAGGCTTTATCCTACACCTTCTGGTGGTAAGTATCCATCCATCACAACTGTTCTTGGGGTGTGCCCGAAGAAGAAAAAGAAATTGAATGAGTGGAAGCAGCGTGTCGGTCACGACAAAGCCCAAGCAATCTCAACCCGTGCTGCTACTCGTGGCACAAACTTTCACAAGATGGTTGAAGATTATCTGAATAACTGCTATAATGAGAACAACTTCAAAGGGCAACCCCTCCCCCTTATGATGTTTAAACATGCTGTTCCAACTCTCAATAGAATCACTAAGGTGTATCTACAAGAAGCAGCATTATACTCAGACAACCTGGAAGTAGCAGGGCGAGTTGATTGTCTTGGTGAGTTTGATGGTATTCCATCTGTCATTGACTTCAAAACCTCAGCGGAAGAGAAGCGCGAAGAATGGATGGAAGACTATTATATTCAAGAGACTGTATATGGGTGTATGTTTTATGAACTATATAAGACACGCATTCAACAACTTGTAACCATCGTTGCATGTGAAGATGGTAACACACAAGTCGTTATCAAAAAACCCGAGAAGCAATATCTCGAACGTTTCATAGAACTACGCTCTCTCTATCAGGAAATCTATGGAGGATAATATTTTTGAGGATAAGTTTATGACCGTTGCAAGATTCTCTACTGAGGTAGAGACCCTTGTGAACAGTGATTCTATGAGTTATATTGATGCTATCATTCATTATTGTGACATCAACGATATCGAACTAGAAACTGTTCCCAAGTTGATTTCAAAACCATTGAAAGAAAAACTTAAACACGAAGCTCAGCAATTGAACTTCATTAAAAAAACATCTCGCGCTAAACTGATGCTAGTATGACTGACTTTTTTGATTCTGATATCGTTCGCAATGAAGCGAAAGAAATGGAGTTCCTGCAAATGAAAGCAATGGAACTCACTCTTGGCAATGCTATGAGTGGAAGCAGAGAAGATCAGTTAGAATACATTCAAGTTGTAAGATCTCTTGTTGAAAAACAACAGATCTTCTACACTCGTCTGAAACTATCAGACGATCCCAGAGCAGTTGATATGTGTGAGCAAATCGAGCAGGGTGCTAAGATGCTCTACGGTTGGTGGGATACTGCCGACGTGCTCTCTCTAATGCGGGAGATGCTCTCTAAGCTCGACCAATTTGAGCAAGAATTAGGGGCAGAGGGTTGACGCCGACCTCTGCCTGTGTTATGATGACTAAGTGATAAGGCGTCACATAAACCAAATCCAAAATAATCCGAGGTAATCCTATGTCTTTCGCTGACCTTAAGCGTAAATCTCAAAACTCCTTTGCTTCTCTGACTAAGGAACTTGAGAAAGCAAACTCTTCTTCCAGTGCTGATGAACGTTTCTGGAAACCTAGCGTTGACGCCGCTGGCAATGGGTTCGCTGTTATTCGTTTCCTCCCTGCACCTGATGGTGAGGAACTGCCGTTCGTTAAACTATATTCCCATGCCTTCCAAGGTGATGGTGGTTGGTATATCGAGAACTCTCTGACTACTGTTGGTCAGAAAGATCCTGTTGGTGAAGTCAACCGTCGTCTGTGGAATAGCGGTCGTGATGCTGATAAAGAAACTGCTCGTAAGCAGAAGCGTAAACTGACTTACTACTCTAACATCTACGTGGTGAGCGACAAAGCAAACCCCGAGAACGAAGGTAAAGTCTTCCTGTATAAGTATGGCAAGAAGATCTATGACAAGATCTGTGCTGCTATGCAACCTGAGTTTGAAGATGAGTCGCCCGTGAATCCTTTCGATCTATGGGAAGGCGCCAACTTCAAACTGAAGATCACCAACGTTGCTGGTTACTGGAACTACGATAAGTCTGAGTTCGCTGCTGCTTCTGCTCTCGCTGCTGATGATTCCAAGCTGGAATCGATCTGGCGTCAAGCATATTCTCTTCAAGCATTCGTGTCTCCCGAGAACTTCAAGTCGTATGAAGAACTCGAAGAGCGTCTGAATCTGGTTCTGGGTATCACTCAGACTCCCGCTGTTGCTCGTGCTGCACAGGTGACTCGTGTGATGGATGAGGAAGAGGATGAAGAGTTCTCTGCTCCCGCTCCTGCTGCTCGCCGTGAACCTGCCCTGCCTAAGGTTGCAGTCGCTGCTGGCACTAATGAGGATGAAGATGATGCTCTCAGTTACTTCGCTCGCCTTGCCGAGGAAGACTGAAACCAAAATCTATAGTTAAAAACTAGTTGGGCGGAAAAAAAATCCGCCCATTTTTTTGCACAAAAAAGTTTAGATGCCTGCTTTCTTAGTTGTTCGGTCAATGTATGACGAAGACCTTGCGTATTCCATTCCTGCATCAAATTGTTCGATGAATGGTTGAACGTATTCTGGTCTTAAGATATAAATTTTTCTTTTGTCATCATTTAATTTGAGTTCATATTCATAATTAGTTACTGGCACCGATACGGTATTTCCATTTACACTAAGAACAGAACCATTATCATAATATTGGTAACCCTCTCTAATTCTTTTCTCCCAATTAGAACCATTATATCTCCACGAGTTTGGTCCGACCGTGTAAACATCGTTTACGTTGATTACTATTGTATTGTTTGGAGCACTAATTACAGCAGAGGGAAGAGTTGTATATCCCTG